TGAGCCTTCCAAGGAGTTGAACGACTACATCGTGCGCTTCCTGGATCAGGTGACCGACTTCATGATCGAGAAGGGGCATGCGACCCTGCTCAAGCAGTTCCAGGGCGTTGTCCTTGATCTTGCCGAGTACTTAAGAGTTAGAAATGGATAGATATACAGCCACGGACATGGTTGCCTCCAAACCTACACATCAGCCTACCCTCCAAACCCTCCACGCCTACAGAACAGCGGAGCCGTTGCCTCCGGCTCCGCTGAACCTTCCGGAATACCCACAGCCTCCAAGCCAACAGCCCGACATGGTCAGTCCTCCGACCTCCGGGTCCCCGACGCCCGTCCCCCTGGGCGTCGGGGGGTTACCCGGTTATGTCTAAGAAGTTCATTCAGCGGCATAACAAGGCTCTGACGGAGATCGCATCCAAAACGATCTCCGTCTTGCCTTTTATAGACGATAATCCTGAAGCCAAGACTGAGCGGATAAGGCGCACCACATCAGAGGGATGGGATGCCTTCTCGTTCTTCTGCCATACCTATTTCCCGCATATCTTCCCGCTACCTTTTTGCCCAGCGCACGAGACTATGTTCGATGAGACTGATAAGGGCTCAGGCATCATCGGCATCACTGGTTTTCGTGGGCTGGGCAAAACGGTTCTCATGGGAGTGGTCTATCCGATCTGGATGATTATCAAAGGTGAGCGCTACGTAATCCATACTGCAGCAGACATAGATCTGGCTCAAGAGCGCACCGCTTTCACTCTGCATGAGCTGCAGAACAACAAGCGGCTCACCATCGACTATCCGGAGCTGCAGCCCATGGACAGCTTTGATCTGGACTTCTATCTCAAGAATAAAGCCAGGATAAGAGCACGTTCTATCAAGCAGAGTCATAGAGGAACTATCAATCCCAAGACTGCCAAGCGGCCCGGGCTGATCGTCTGCGATGATATCGACAAAGAAGAGAACATGGGTAATCAGTCCATAGGAAAGCGAAGGATGGAGAAGATCACCCAGGAGCTTGCCGGAGCACTGGCACCTGAGGGTGGCGGTCGCATCATCTGGCTCGGTAACCTGGTACATCCAAATTACTCCATTTGCCAGTTTCAGGAACTCATATTAGGCGAAATGCGGGCCGATAATCCAGATTTGGACTTGGGATACCAATCGGTTCTGAAAACGCACCAGAAAGCGATTTTGCGCTTCTCTCTCGAAGATCAGCATGGCAAGTCCACTTGGGAGGCTCAATACTCCACTGCCACTCTGCCAAACCTGAGAGCCAAGTTCGGGCATACCGGTTATCAGAGGGAGATGCTTGGACAGCCAGTCATCGAGGGAAACATCTTCAAGAACCACTGGTTCACCAAGTATAGATCTCTGCCTGAGCCATCTCAGATGAAGCGGGTCTGGCTCTATGCCGATCCTGCCTGGGGCGAGAAGGGCTGTTACAAGGCTGTTATCTCCATTGGCTATGATAGTAACCGTTTCTACGTTATCCATGTCTGGATACGTCAGACTGAGAACACCAAGTTCTTCCGATACTATTATGATGCCTATCAGGAACTGGATCGAATCTACAGAGTGAAAGCCAGGGCAGCCTGTGAAACTACTTACGGTCAGGCTCGTATCCTTGCCGACTTCGACAGGTGGGCTACTGATAATCATCTGCCACCCATCAGTCACAGAATCAAGCGTATAGATAACAAGGATAACAAGAACCTGCGCATAGAGAGAACCGAGACCATTATCGAGACAGCCAAGGTGCTCTTTCCGGAGGGACAGGATACTCCCACTCTAATCTCCCAGTTTCTCACTTATCCTGATGGCTATATCGATGCCTGTGATGCTTTGGCAGGCTGTCTGGAACGCTTCTCTGAATACGATATTGGCAGGAATAGGGTCAAAGTCCGGAGGTTCGTCATTCCATCGTAGGATGGAATCCAGTTATGACATATTATGATCAGCTTATGCTTGAATACTACAGGGTCCTTAACAACACCTGGAAAACCGAGATCAGAGATGCGACACGCCTTGCCATTAAAATGTTGAGTGACATGCCCCGAGCCGAGAAGATCAACAAGGACTCCATAGATAAGCTTATGGGCATCATCAATACTCAGTTGGGAGATGACTTCGCAGCACTGGTCAATGAGCCCACCAAGAGGATAATAGACCGCTGTGTGCGGCTCGGACTCAAGGACACGCAAGTGCAAGCCCCGACCAAGACCAGCATCGGGCTCTGGGGCATCGAAGATCAGCACCTCTCATCCACCATTCAGAAGCAGCAGTTGTTCTGGATTGGCAATCACTTCGAAGCGGATGTCAGGCAGAACTTCGCAGATACTCTCACCAATGCAATTGAACAAGGATACACCAAAGAGATGCTTGCCGATACCCTAAAAGACCAGTTCAATGACCTCGCCAATCGCTCATCACACTACTGGCAGGGGCTGGCAGAGCATACCGCACTGAGGATAAGGGAGTTCGGTAGGTTGCAAGGCTATAAGAAAGCCCAAGCCAGATACTACAAGCTCATGGTTATCATGGATGACCGCACCAGTGACATCTGCAGGGCTCTGGCAGCTCAAGACAAAACCTACCCATTGAATGATGCCCTGGAAGTGATGGATAACCTCATGGCTCTGGACACCAAGTCCAGCAGCTTGGATGATGCCAGGGAATACATCAAAGCCCTTGCCCCCTGGATCAAAGACGATCAGATCGAATACGACTCAGAGATGAACCCGGTAGGTGTTTCCGGAGCCCACACTCCGTTTCCACCGTTTCATTGGAAGTGTAGGACAAGCACAGCAATTCTTTAGAATCAGGGGAATCTTAGAATTAATTCCTTAAAACCGAAATCATATTCCTTACATAAGTTGTATCCAGCTTCGGTTAAATGATACATATTAAGATCTTGGCTATGAAAAACCAGCCCTTGCATTATTAGATCGTCAATGGAATATCGAAAGTACGCTATACTTGGAGATTCAGGATGTATATTGAACCCCCATCTCTTTGAAAAATCCTCTCCATGGTGTTGGATTTGATAGTATATTAATGTGTGTAGGATTATAAGCTGCATATAATTAAACATGGGGTAAGCATTGGTTTGCTTTGTTTGTGTTTGTTCTGTTCTATTGCTGGTAGTTGGCTCTATTTCGACCGTACCGCTAGGATTGTAGAATTCATAGTTCCCAGCTTTTTTTACCCTCTTAATCAATTCTCTAAGCTCTTTTCGGAAGTAAACCAGAGCTACAAATGAAAGAGTAATCCAATTAAGCACTGTTTTGGAAATGTATTCCAACCATTCGTTACTCTTATCTAGCCATTCTTTAGATGAAGAAGTAAAAAGGGATAAGAATGAAGGAGCGTACAATATGAGTATTAATGCAACTAGTACCAATATCCAAAGTGCAAGCTTTTTCAATAAAACCCACATGTTTCCAAGAATTCTGACTACCTTGATTGCCATACCATCCTTCCTTTTTTATGGTTAATTGTGCTAGTAGTATTGCCTGATATACATATATGCTTTATCGAACAAGTCTTGATCTTCTATCTTGTATTTTATATAAATAATCTTCCTAAGTGCTTTCTGAATTTCTCTTTCTCCAGCTCTTGTATCTTGCCATCCAGGAAAGCGAACTACTCGAACAACCTCATCAATATCCTCTACAATGCGTTCTATGAGAACGGGAGTCTTTCCATTCTTCATTTCCATAAACAGTTCTGTCAGTGCAGTTTTGGCTTTTTTTCTCTCATCAACTGGGTCAACGCCCTTTTCAGCTTGAAGTACATCTTTGGCTATATCGAGAAGCATTTTCAGGAAATCTAGGCTATTGATAAGACCCTGCTCATGCTTCGTTTTTAGCTTTTCCAGTCTCTCTCCCAATGCCACAAAGATTGGATTATTAATGTGTTTTCTAAGTCTTGCTATCAGCTTGATTTCTATCTCTTTACTTTTATGGTTGGGGTCTTTTGCATCGAGTATGCCTTGCATAACTTCTGCATCCATTACCAATGTTTCAAGATCATCCCTTACTGTTTCCAGATGAACATTCTCATGCACTAATTCTATTGTTTTTGCACCTAATGCATGCCAAAGAAGCTTACCATTGCCACTTGAAGGTTTGACTGACTCATATACTTGAGTTAGCCATTTATAATCTCTTTGAAAATCACCAAGGAATGGATCAGGTGATAACGCTTCCCAAATTCTGGAAAGAACAGAATACTCAGCAGCAAATCCATCTCGAATTTCATTGGTTGGTAGACAATTCTGAGCTTTAATTAGACCTTCATATCCACCAATAGATCTATCTATCTTAGGGAAGAATTTTAAGCACTTCGATAGCTGCTCAGGTAAATCTCTCATGAGCTCTTCAATGTTCGTAATAACTTGCTGAATGGCTTTCTCATCAAAATCGAGGACCTTGGCAACATCATCAAACACGCCTAAATAATCTACGATCAAACCATGAGTTTTATTCGGATAAGGTCTGTTAGTACGGCATATCGCCTGAAGCAGATTGTGATCTCGCATTGGCTTATCAAGATACATTACCTGAAGTATAGGAGCATCAAACCCGGTCAAAAGTTTTGAAGTTACAATGAGTATCTTCAGTGGATCACCCGCATCCCGGAAACGATCAAGTAGTTTTTCTTCTTGATCCTTAGCTAGTTTAAAATCATTATAATCATCAGATTTACCACCCTGTGTATGCATGACTATAGCACTTGCCTCAGGTTCTAACATGTCATCAATGGCTTGTTTATAGAGAACACAGCATTCACGATCGAAAGTTACTACTTGAGCCTTAAACCCATTGGGTTCAATTTTCGTTTTATAATGATTTACTATGTGATCGCAAATTGCCTTAACTCTTGCAGGAGATTTGATTAAAACTGCCATTTTCGCTGCACGCTTAGCTAAATCATCACGATCTTGATCCGATAAATCATCGGTGATGTTCTTATAGGCTTCGTCAATGGCTTCTTTATCTATATGCAATTTGACATCTATGGCTTCAAAATGCAGGGGTAATGTTGCTTTGTCTCTTATGGATTCCTGAAATGAATAACGACTTAAGTAACCTTGATTGTCCTCTTCAGCTCCGAAAGCCCAGAATGTGTTGCGATCGTTTCTGTTAATCGGTGTGCCTGTTAGTCCGAATAGAAAAGCATTTGGAAGGGAGTGACGCATTTGCCTTCCTAGCCCACCTTCTTGCGTGCGGTGTGCTTCGTCTACCATCACAATGATGTTGTCCCTCCCATTAAGAACATCTTCGGCCTCAGCAAACTTATGTATTGTGGTTATTATTATCTTGCGTAAGTCTTTAGCAAGCATAGATTGCAAATCCTGTCGAGTCGCAGCGCCGACCATGTTGGGAATATCGGTAGCATTAAATGTTGCAGTTATTTGTGTATCCAGGTCTATTCGATCAACCACTATCAAGACAGTTGGGTTATTCAGTTTTGGATGCATCCTCAATTTCCCGGCGGCAAAGACCATTAGCAGTGACTTTCCCGACCCTTGAAAGTGCCAAATTAAGCCCTTTTTCGGAAAACCTGAAGCAACTCTATCTACTAGTAGATTTACAGCTTCATACTGCTGATAACGCCCAATTATCTTGATCCTCCTGTGTTTTTTATCTGTAGCAAACAAAGTGAAATTCTGTAGGATATCCAGAAGAACCGATGGCTTTAACATACTGGTTATAGATCGTTGAACATCGGCGAGTGAACCCTCTGCTTTATTATCTTGTGTATGCCAAGGTCCCCATATCTCCAAGGGCATACGGATGGAACCATAACGATAGCATTTTCCTTCTGTTGCAAACACAAAAACATTAGGCACAAACATTTGCGGAATCGATTGTTCGTAGAAGTCGTGGATATCACTTGCGCCATCCAGCCATGTAACCGATGGTCTGGTAGCGGTTTTCACCTCACCGATGACCAAGGGTATTCCATTCACTAAAAGGACAATATCTAGTCTTTTACCTCCATCCTTGGCTGGATAAGACCATTGATTGGTAACGATATACTGATTGTTCTCCAAGTGATCAAAATCTATTAGTTTTACCGATGTATGTTCATTATTTTCACCAAAAGGCATGGTTTTGGCACCACGAAGCCATTCAGTAAAATGCTCATTAGACCTAACAAGACCATCACTTTGCACTCCCTGAATTATGGCTCTCAGTCTATGAATGACTTCCTCTGCCCGATCAGGTTGAACCGAAATCTCTGGATTCATCCGAATAAGCGCTTCGCATAACATACCCTCAATCAGCACATCAGATGTGGTACGGGCTAGTTCATCAGTTGGTACATATCTCCAACTAGCGTTAGATACTTTATCTGCATTAACAGAAAAAGTAGCTGACATACTATCATGCCCAGATATTGCATTTATGATCAGTTCTTCTACTGTTGATGACTCATTAAACATTTTCGGCTCCAAATATTTGGTTATTGACCAGAGAAGATAGCAATATACGGCTGTCTGAAAGATGCTCTGCCAGGTCGTTCGTAGCTGTATCTAGCGATTCGAGTGTCCTTGTGATCTGCTGGGTCGTAGATGTATCTAAGTAAGCTATTTCAAAATTCATTAGTTCCTTCTTGTTAATAGCTTTGAATGTTGATCCCTGCTCGTACTGCGCTATCTTATCAGCGTTTGCTTTTAAGGCATGAAACAAATAAATCCGTGGAACCTCGATTGGAGTAATAGCGGCAATTCCTCTTCCAATACAACATTCTTCAGTCGCTATGTTAACATCACCAACCGGTGCTCGAACACTGATAAGAATATCATTTTGTGCTGCAGTTTTTCTTGGTTTTGAGCAGTAGGTACTTGTTTGAGGATACATCACCCCAAAATCTGTGCAACCTTGAAAAAAAGGCAATCCATTAACATCAGAACCGCAGTATCTTGACTCTGGAGATTGACCCATATTAACAAGTCCCATTGATTGAAGAGATCTTCTCGGCAGATCTTCTCGTAGAAAACAATTAAAGTATAACGCATTCCTATATCGATGTAAATCTCGACCAACTTCCCTAATCTTCTCAATTACCTCATCAGTAGCAAGTAGCACTTCAACCAAACGTTTTTGCTCCTCAAGGCTAGGAATAGAGAATTTCTCGCTTTTCAAAGTGTTCCAATTTATCGTTGGAGAGAGCGAACCGACTGATATGCCAATCGCCCGTTCCATAAATACATCAGAAGACAAGAAGAAAGGCAGAAATTCTGGTAACATGGTTTTAGTGTTTGCTCTAAGTACCATTGCATGGGCTGAACAAATCCCGTCCACATCTGCAAGGGCTAGCTTTCTCTGATATGCTCTTCGTTTTCCAAAAATCACATCACCTTTCCTGAAAACAAATTTATCTCCAATGACATCAGACGGATGCCCCCATTTTAACAGATGAATGCTATCTGGGCTTAGATGCTCCAATCCAACATAAACATCACTTTTCGTCTTTGAGGGATTAACGCGTTCCGTAATATTATGAGCTATATCTGAGAATTGATATGAACAGCGTTTACTTGATGTTGACAACATATTCTCCACTCCTAGCAACACATACATTGTCTTTCACTATGAAACACTCAACCCAATGCATTCCAGTGTAAAGGGTAGATTCTTTTCGAACCAGCTTTCCTTCTTCAATGTATCCATCATAGAAATCTCCCCTCAGCGCACTCTTGTAATATGCCTCGTTGCCGGTGTTTACTACTTGCCAATAAACTTGATATGGCCTGCTGACATTAGTCGTGGCTTCAAATCTCAAAGAACAGTGCTTATCTATTGGCTTAGAATTGCTTGGTGCGACATAAGGACGGAAACCACTCTTCGATACCTTAGCAACGACTTTAACTGCACCGTGCAAATTCTCAGGCCATTTAAGAGGTTTCCTATGTGGAACGTTAAAACGACTTGGCATAACGCTCTCGTTTAGGATAATAGCATTATTACGCCCTTTCCCAACATTGTAATTATCAACAGCCACCTTTGTCAAAGTGTCACCTAAAGCTGTAGCGAATATTTCAGCGACTGATGTGACATCACCTGCTTCTAGCGCATTGCTAAGATCTTCATTAATTCTCGAAACCCAAAAGCGGAAAGCTTGTTCCTTACTTGGTTTCTCAGTCCATTTATCGGTAAAATTCTCTAAGGGGTTAACTGGATTCTGAACCTTGAGGCCTGTTGGATTTTGCTCTATGAGAGTAGACATTTTCGAGATAATATTAGCTAAAGCATCCAGGAGTGAGTCTTCTGAATTGTAAAATTGAGCGGCAAGCGTTGTAATGATCACCGATATAGGCTTGTTATCATGGTCACCCTTGAAGAGGATGTCTCGATGACGCTTTAGTATCTGAATAGTTTTTTGCAGTGTAGATTTGACATTGTAAGTCGGAATTTGATCAACTCGAACTTGACGATATTCAGCTAGCTTCTCAATTTTTTCAGTAATCTTACTTTTGAACCACTCAGCATACCCTTTGGGATTACTAACATACCAATCATCAGTTATTATCGTAAATCGGGGGTGTTTTTGGTCTGTTATAGCGATTGCAGTGTCTGTCCAGTAAGCGCTAGCCCTTTTCTCGATTAATAACCTGCTAAAACCTTGCCTGTCTGGTATCGCAGGCAGAATGTCCATGTGGAATTGCTCGGTATCAGCATATAACAAAGTCCAGCAACGTCTATTATCCTCAGGTCTTTTCAGAAAACCGTTAATCCTCTGATATTCTTTAACTTCATGCCCCACTAGTTCTTTAAGGGATTTTTGAGTTATTGCGCCTTTTGTTTCGTTTAACTCACAAACGACGTCTACATCATAGTGTCCGTCTTCATCAAATGGTTTTATTGCGGTTCCAAGATTGAATGATCCCTGTGGATATAGTATAGGGACGTTTTTTCTAAGTAATGAATTTGGCCTTTTCAAATGGTCTGTTATGGAATCAAATCTTCTCATGGCTTTCTGATACATTGACTCAGGGACTTCAAGAGAGGCTACTAATGTCTCAAGGAATTCATTCAAGTCATTTCTGTTAATCATATATCCTCGGTTGATGGCTGATAAGGTGTAAAAACTGGAGCAATATGAGATTTAAAGCGCTCCTCAAAGATTGGAGAGAATACTCGACTTTCATGGTATGCTTTGGCGGTGAGATTCCCTACATTTAGTTTATCCATTGCATACAAGTCCTTGGGAACAACAGGATTCAAACGATAAACATGATTCTCGCCAAGCAGATGGCAGCATTGGGTATAAGCTCCTACACTCTGGCCATCCAGAATCAAGTCGACTGCGTCTTTTTTCCACTGCCAAAAACCGCCGAAGTCTAGGTTATCTGGACGGTGCTTCATTTCGCGTGTTGTACCGAGATTCAATATGTGAATAGATTCTAGTTGAATCCCCAACATGCTAACAGCTTCAACAACTCCAACTATAGATGGATTATTTGCCCATACCCCTCCATCAATAAGCCTAAGATTGCTAACACCTCTAAAAATTGGGAAAAAAGTAGGCGCCGCACTCGTAGCCATAGCTATCTGCCAGATAGGTATCTTCAAGTCACGTCTGAGCCTGGGGTGGTGGGGTGTTTTAAACAGATGCACTGAGTTCTCTTCAGCATTAAATGATGGGATGACCAAGCGTTTTTTAGCATCGCCTAGAGTTTTATCACCAAAGCACTCTATAAGAGAGTGTTGCAGTTCTACATTTGAGAATTTATTCCGAAAAACCTGCCTTACTTTCGGCAATAAACCGCAAGGGAAAATCTGAGGTCCGCAATTTACATAAAACTCTACAACCTCTTTCGGACTAAGACCAACCCCTAATGCGAGAGCTATGATGCCTCCTGTTGAAGTGCCAACGATTAGATCAAAATGATCTGCAATTTTAATGTTCAGGTCAGCTTCAACATTTGCTAGTACGGCAGCAGAATAGAGCCCCTTTATACCCCCACCATCCAAAGCCAGGATTTGAAATCGCTTAGACTCTTGTTCCAACTTCACTACCTTAACCCATAGTCATTTATTAGATTGTAGATAGACTCAATAAGTCTATCAGAGCTGTCCAGCCAATCTGAAACAATCTCTTCATTTTCCCTCACGTCATGCATTTCAGATCTCAATCGCTTATCTGACTTCAAATACAAGGGAATACTCAGGTTGCATGACTTTTCATTAACTTCATCTATAGAGACTACTGAGCAGAAGCCATCATCATTGGCAAACGACTGATAGGCATTATTTATGCGCATTATGTGCTCATTAGTCAGGAAACTCTGAGCTTTTTCTCTGGTAACCTCGTTTACAGCATCAATAAACAGAATTTTACGCCTTCTGTTACTGGGCTTATTCATGCGACATACGACTATGCAAGCTTCCATTGGAGAATTGTAGAATAAGTTAGGCCCAAGTCCCAGTACGCATTCCAAGACATCGTGTTCGATTAACTTTTCACGCATGTTTCGCTCTTCCTTACGGAAAAGAACTCCATGTGGGAAGAGGATTGCACAGCGACCTGTCTTAGGGTTTAGGCTACTAATGATATGCTGCCAAAATGCGTAATCAGCCCGACCTTGTGGAGGAGTGCCGTATATATTGCGCCCCCATGGATCTGATGCCCATGCATCACGATTCCATTGTTTTATGGAGTAAGGCGGATTTGCGAGAATAACATCGAATTTTTTCAGCTTCTCGTATTCAACAAACGCTGGGGCAGATAAAGTGTCTCCACGGATTATCTCGAAGTCCTCAACCCCATGTAGAAATAGGTTCATTCTACCAATTGCCGAAGTTAGAAGGTTTCTTTCTTGTCCGTATAGTTTCAAATTACGATATTCAAGCTGTTGACGCTTCAGATGAGCTACCGCCGATAGAAGCATTCCTGCCGAACCACAAGTTGGATCATATATCGATTCACCTGGTTGGGGTTGGAGTAACTCTGTCATAAGGTGCACGACAGTTCTGTTGGTATAGAATTCTGCTGCTGTATGCCCAGAATCATCAGCAAACTTCTTAATTAAAAATTCATAACCTATTCCGAGTTCATCTTCTGGGCAATTCGCCAAAGTAAGTTTTTGCGAGCTAAAATGTTCAATAAGCTCTTTTAGCATTTTGTCCGGTAAGCGATCCTTGTTCGTCCATTGAGCATCGCCAAACACACCAAAAAGAGTGTCTGGGTTTGCTTTTTCTATCGCCCTAAGAGCATCTTGTATTGCTTTTCCAACATTCGATGATTTCGATCTAATAACATCCCAGTGAGCGTCTAATGGAATCTGAAAACGGTGATTCTCACTAAACTCTGCATACTCCTGAATACCACCTGATTCTCTAATTGCTTCAGCACCCTCTTCATCATATACATCGCACAATCTTTTAAAGAACAAAAGCGGGAATATATACTGCTTGTAATCACCTGCGTCTATGTATCCTCTAAGTAAAATCGCAGCTCCCCACAAATAGGATTCAAGCGCTGATTGCGAAATATGTTTGATCATAAAATAACCTTACTCAGCCTCGATCAACTGATTTGTCTAACAAAGACTTCAATTTATCTTCCGCTTCAATTGCCCGGTCAAATGATGCCCTTAATCTTGATATAGCATCCTCAAGCGATACAGCATCATCCTGACCTTGACTCTGGATGTAACGAGAAATATTTAGATTGTAGTTATTCTGTTCGATTTCATCATGGCTCACGTTGCGACAGACTCCAGATAGGTCATCCCTTAATGCATAATAATTGTAGATTCGGTCAATATGCTCTTGGAGTAGTTCATTTTGTGATCTACCAGCTTTGTATTCCTTTGATGCGTCGATTATGAAAAGCTTCTTACTGTATGCTTTAGGTTTGTGCTTGCGGAAAACGAGAATGCATGCAGATAATCCTGCTCCATAGAAAAGATTTGGTCCCAAACCGATAACGGCATCTAAAATATCCATTTCAAGCAGATTCTTCCGAATCTCACTTTCCTTGCCTGACCGAAATAATACTCCATGAGGTAGTACGACTGCCATTCGTCCACTTTTTGAAGCCATAGATTTAATCATATGCTGAACCCATGCATAGTCACCTGTTTTTGAAGGTGGCAATCCTGCAAAACACCTTCCAAACGGGTCAGATAGCCATATCTCTTCTCCCCACTTTTTTAACGAAAAAGGAGGATTAGCGATAACACAATCAAAGGTGGCAAGGTTATCCCCACTATAAAACGCTGGATTCCGCAGAGTATCACCTCTCTCAATATAGAAGTCCTCGACTCCATGTAGAAATAGGTTCATGCGAGCGATTGCTGAGGTTGTTAGGTTTTTCTCTTGTCCGAACAGCTTCCCAAGCATCAGTTTATCGTCACCACCGTGCAATTTGATATAGTGAAGGGTTTCCAATAACATTCCGCCTGTTCCACAGGCAGGGTCATAAACTGTCTCACCTGACTGAGGGGAGAGTATTTGAATTAAGAGCTTTACGATTGCCCTTGGCGTATAAAACTCACCTGCTTTCTTATTAGATAAGTCTGCAAACTTCTTAATCAAGAACTCATAAGCCCCTCCCAATATATCGTTTCTACATGATCTGTTGTCCAGCGTTACAGTAGAGAAATGCTCAACAAGGTCTTTTAAAAGCTCATCTGAGAAACGCTCTTTGTTTGTCCACTGAACATCTCCAAAAATCCCATACAAAGTTGCTGGATTAGCTTTCTCTATTTGGCGCATCGCTCGTTGTAGCGAGTAGCCTACATTTTCAGTTTTCTGCCTGATATCTAACCAATGACAGTCTTGTGGTATTTGAAACCGATGGTTTTCGGGAAAACCTGCATACTCAAAATCGCCATTTGATTCTTCTAAAGCCGATTGAGTTTCCTCGTCATAAACATCGGAAATGCGTTTGAAGAACAATAGCGGGAAAATGTAGGTCTTAAAATCAGCAGCATCAATTGAACCTCGAAGAATATTCGCCGCTTCCCACAGGTACGCCTCAATTGTTTTTTGATCATGCATTTTCGCTATTCGCTCCATTAGGATAATGCCTACTTTTTTCTCCGATTGTATGGCGATTGGTTAGTCGGTTTCAGAGAGATATCTTCCTGTGATGCTTTTGATCTTATCGAGTTTTCAGTTCGCCCTAGTTCGTATGCAATAAGTCTAGTAGGGGTATTCCCCTTAGCAAGATCTTTCATTTTTTGTATCTCGCTGTCGTTCCATTGTTTGCCTGAATTCGTAGCTTTTTTAGCCATTTGTTCCTCCATGGGCTAAGTCTTTCTTACCAATTAAGAAAACACTTTGCTTCTATGAAGGCATAGAAATGAGATACAATAATTTGTCAATCCCAAATTCTGTCTCATCCTTGCTCATCCTTATTTGTCAGCATACAGGGTAGTGCTTTCCTGGCTCTGGATCAATGATCACATCTGGAAACAAGGAGATAGCGTGACCGAAGCGTTGATGAACCGAATCAAAGCTCAGTTGGTCAGACATGAAGGTCTGCGGCTGAAGCCATACCGCTGCACAGCAGGAAAGCTGACCATCGGCATTGGCCGCAACCTCGATGATCGAGGCATCTCCCAGAAAGAGGCTTACGCTATGCTGGAGAGAGATATACAAGACTGCGAGCAGTGGCTGATCGATGAGATACCTGAGGTGTACAATAAGCTCGATGAGGTTCGCCAGTCGGTGCTGCTCAATATGTGCTTTAACTTGGGTATCAAGGGACTACTGGGCTTCAACAACACCTTGGCTTTTATCGGTGCTGGAGACTGGGAGCGAGCAGCCAATGGCATGTTAGCCTCCAAGTGGGCGAAGCAAGTGGGAATGAGAGCTATTGAGCTTTCAGAGATGATGAGGAAGGGTAAGTGATCCCCATCCCGGTCGAGACCGATGCCATGCTCGCCATCCTCAACTTGCCCAAGGAGATGTCCAACAATGGCATCTTCAAGGAGCATCAGGGACTGGTGCTGGAAATGATCCACTCACTGGTCCTGCAGGAGCATTATGATCGGGCAACTCACGATGACCTGCCGGAAGAGGAGCCGTTCCTGATTTCTTTTCGTTTTGGGTTCTGTTTCCTGATGCTGCACAGTACTTGTGAGTTTCTCAATTTGAAGACCCTTGGCGAGGGAATAGTCAAGACTGTAGGTTTAGACCAGTCTGCCACCGAACTACTCACAGGGAGCGAAATTGACGCCTTCAAAGCCAATCTTGAGCTAAGAGCACTGACCATACTGCAGGCCTATCTTAATCCTGCCGGACTGGATCGCCTGAACGAACTCAAGCCCAGACAGCCTCGACCTATCCGGGTAGGAGTTATCTGATGCCTGATCGTGATCTTACTTCTCCTGATGATCTGATGATCGAGATCTACCAAGCTATCTATGCCGCTCTGGAGAGCCGGCTGCATCTGATTGGTTCGGTGATCGATGCCGAGTCCCGTAAGGAGATACTGGCACAGCAGATCTTTGACAAGGGCGACTTTTACGGCAATACCGGTTATCTGCTCCAGACCACAGATACTGCCATGATCTTGAGAGTAGGCTCGAACGTACGTCACGAGCCTTTCGTTTTGGGCGGCAAAGTGCCTTCCTGGACTCCGATCGCTCCACTTATAGCTTGGGTCGAACGCAAGCATCTGTCTTGGACTGATAAAGAGACAGGTAAAGCGCTGACCGTTGCCGAGATCGCCTATCTCATTAGGGGCAAGATCAAACGGGAAGGCATCGCCGCCCGTAATGTGTTCGCTTCTGTGATTGCCAACCGGGAGCAGTGGATCTATCAGCAATTGAATGATATCGAGGTGAGCCTGTGACCGCTCTTGAGAAGTACCAAGCCGAACGCAGCCGCATCTCCGAAGCTTTGAAACTGGCGGGTGTTGCCGAGACTCTCTACAACAAGGACAACATCCCCAAGAACCTACCTTGCGCCATCCTGATCCTCGATTCCGAGACAGGTAAGAACGGCACTTCCCGGCAGTATGTGGACACCGATATCGCCTGGACTGTCTTCCTGATCGTCAATGCTCAGAATGTATCTGATCCGGACTCCGACATATACCTGCTCAAAGAGAAGTTCCGCTCTTTCTACCTGAAGCTGATGAACAGAGACCTACCCAGTATCGAGTATTACACCAGCCGGATAGACGGCACCAGACTGGTCAGAATCGCCAAGATCGACCTGCTCAAAGCAGGAACAGGAGCATCGGCATGAGAGTGATGCGACTGGGTGGATATAACCTGGCTATCAGCTCTGCCAGTGACCTTCTGGAGACCAAGTACAAGCCGGAACCCATAGATCTATCCAAGTATCAACGGATCGGCAAGCAACTTGTAAGTAAAGCTGCCGAGACTAAGAAAGTGGTGTCTCAGCCCTATTCTATGAGCAATCTGCTCAATCTCCTGGATACCGATGAGTACCACTCTGGCTGTATCGATGCTCTGACTATGGCTACCATCATGCAGTTTGACTGCAAGAACAGCCAGGTCAAAGCCTGGATGGAAGCCGCTGAGTTCCCTGCCTGCGAAGACCAGACTACCATCCTGGCAGAACTGATGAAGTTCTATCTCGCCTGTGGTAATGGCTTCCTGATCAAGATGCGTAATGCTCAGGGCCAGTGGATGGGACTGGAGAGGATGCTGCCCAGTGAAGTGCAGATCGTGGAGAACTATGACGAATTTGGCTTCTTCAAACCCAATTACATCCAGGTCAAGAACAACCAGAAGAAGGATTTCGCCTACGAGGATATCATTCATGTGAAGAAGTCAACCCATAGATCTAACGCCTGGGGCCTAGCCTGCCTACCCATAGCCATCAACATCGAGATCTTGGGTGAGATCAAGACTTTCGACTACAACAACTTCAAGAACGGCCTGATGATAGACTATTTCGTGATTGTGGAAGGCGGTACCCTTAGAGACGGCACCGTCACCGATGAGCAGGGTAATGAGGTAATGACCGATGCCTACACCGAGATTGAGAAGGCTCTTACTGAGGTCAAAGGTAATGCCAAGAGCCACTCCACAGTGCTGATCGAGAGTGAGAGCCGGGACGTGAAGATACGCCTCGAACCACTCCGTCAACAGGACAGAGAAGGCGGATTCCTGGGGCTCAAGAAAGACTTAAGGGAAGGCATCCTCGCTTATCACAGAGTCCCGGCAAGGATTGTCTCACAGCTTATCCCAGGGCAGCTTGGTGGCGATAACAGTAGCGATATGCGGATGTTCTACCAGTTCGTGGTCAGACCGCTGCAGAATCGCCTCGCATTGGCTCTGGCTAACGAGTTCAACTTCGACTTCGGCTGGAACGTAAAGCCGGAAGACTTCAACTTCGGCAACCTGACCGAGGTGCTGCAAACCGCTGACGAACAACTTTTCATGCAAAACAGGAACTTCGGAGCGCAATAACTATGCACAACTACATAACTAACAATCAACAACAAGGAGGTAGCGTGAATCGTAAACGCACCATTCAAAAGGGAGAACTTCGCAACGTGGAAGTAGAGTTAGTCTCGCTTCTGTTCGATGAGATGACTCCCGCCAATCAGAAGGGCTTTGTGGTCAAGAATGCCTCAGGCAGAAGCTTTGAACACAAGATCAACTCCACCAAGTTCAAGAGTGAAACGAGTGGCACTCAGGGACGGCTTTATGTCACTCTAATGGAACCCAACATCCACGACTCGCAGGGCGACTATTACACCCGGGAAGAGATTCAGAAGGCCTGCGATCACTTCGCCAAGCATGGCCTAGTCGGCAAGTGCGATGTGAACCACAACATGCAACCGGTGCCTGAGTTCACCGTAGTAGAGAACTACATCCTCAAGACCAGTGACAGAGAGCATTTTCCCGATGCTAAAGTCGGATCTTGGGTGCAAGTCCTCAAGTGCGAAGACCTCAACTCTGAGCTTTGGCAGAAGGTCGAGAAAGGCGAGTTCAATGGTGTCTCCATCTACGGACGAGCCGATGACTACCGTAATGCGGAAGCCAGCCTTGCCGAGATCAAGAACGAACTGAATAGCCTCCGCAAGGTCGCAGAGCACAACAACAACTCCGAACTTCAGAAGGGCATCACCGCCATCACTGAGAAGATCAGTGAACTGGAGAAGGGTAATCCCAACCTCCAGCTTGGTGATGCCATCCACAGCATCGAGAAAAGCCTCAAAGACCTCTCCGTAACCATGAGCAGAGCCATCTCGAAGAGCATACCAGGTGAGCCTGATGCTAACCAGTCCAATGTGGACAAAGAGGTCACCATCGACGGCAACAAGATCATGGTCAAGGCCAGCCACCGTGAGATATACAAAGGCATCTCTGACGTGGACTCCGGCAAGGCCATGAACATCCTCTCCGCCAACACCACTTCTCTGTTTATCGATGAGGTGATAGGAAGCCAGCCTGGTGATACCCTCTCGGATATCTCAGTACTGCCACTTCTGAAAGACGAGAAGATCGACGTCGGCCTGATCGATGACTTGGTATTCAAGAACTCCCTCGATGGCGCTCTGACGGCTCAGAACGTCTCTACTGCCGACCTCTCCGTCCCCACCGGGATACTCAATGCCGAGTTCACCCTGGGACGTGATGTGGTCGAGTTCTACAAGGACAAGTACGGTGAAGATGCCTTCGGAGCCTACGTGGAGAACCACATCGCCAAGAAGACCGAGAAAGCCATCCGCTTGCTGCTTTTCAAGGGTGATCGAGCCTCTGCCACCGCCAAGATCAAAGCTCTGGATGGGGTAGTCAAACTGGCTACCACCGCTACAGACGTCACCAACCTCTCCAAGACCACCTACACCGACTGGGCGAAACGCTTTGAAGCCGCTCTTCTCGCCTTCTCCGACGAGATGTTAGAAGAGCAAGAGAACTTCAAGTTCTACGTAGCTCACAAGGATCTGATTCGCATCCGGGCCGAACTCGCCAAGCGTGAGACCGGAGCTGGGGATCGCCTGCTACTTGAAGGCGGCAACGTTTCTTTTGCGGGTATCCCCGTAAAGCCCCGTCTCATGGATGCCGATTACATCATCGGCGGTCTGCCCAAGTTCATCATCGTCGGCTATCGCACCGATGCCGAACTCAAAGTCGAACACCACGGAAGCGATTGGAAGTACCACTGGTACATCCGTATCCGTCCCGGCATCACCTACATCTCGGGCTTCGTGAAAGTGTTCAAGTTAACCACCTAAGCGAGTACAAGGAGACTCTATGGACTTCATCTTCGCCAATCAGGAGTTTATCCTCGGTCTGGTCTCAGCCCTGGTAGTCTGGATCATTTCCCGCACTACCGGCACGCTGATCGACAAGGCCAAGGTCAACTCGGCTCTGGCTATCATCCTGGACATCATCCAGGATATCAAGATCAACCCTGCCACCAAGGACCTGGACGACTATGCGAAGAAGCAATTGGCGGTGGAGCGGGCTACCAAGTCCCTCCCCGCCAAGCAGACCAATGTCATTCTCAAGGTCTTCGGCACTATCGGAGGAGCCATCGAATATGTGTTCCACAACCGCAAATGGCTCTTTAGTATCGGCAAGGCGATCAAAGGGGTGTTCTGATGCCCCAGCCTATTTCGCAGCCTACCTATCCCTCCAACATGACCGAGGGTGACCTGAGCTTCAGCAAGCTCATGGACGTGTTGGTTGCCGATCTCGTTTACTTCGGGATCGGCACCTACGACCAATTAGCCCTCGATACGCTGTATGCCAATCAGGCTTCGGTCAAAACGGAGCTTACCACTAACTTCGATCTACTTGGTGAACTGGCTGAGAAACCCGGTAAGACGGACTCTAAGCTGACCAAGCTCAAGACCCGTAATTATACTATCCCGGGCAAGCGCACCAGTACGGTCGAACTCAACATCTCCGGACTATCCACCAAGCAGAAGAACTTCCTGGAAAGCACCCTGTTCATGAGCAAGGATACCACCATCGTAGTGGCTTCCAAGGAACTGGATCGGGTGGTGATCTTCACCGGAC